CTCCATTTATGGATTGCACGCGTGGGTTTTTATTTGCTGATAATCCATTTGGAAAATCGTAATGTATCATACCTTCTACCATGTCTGATTGATAATATAAAATGAAGAGAGCACATAAAAATGTTCCATACAATACATTTACACATGTTGTAAAAATGATAAATAACAAGGCAATAAACTTACCTAAATGGCTATAACTGAATTCTAACAATTCATCTGGGTACATAAAAAATATCAAAATCAATACTATTATTGCAATTTGTGATACGCTCTTAATAGTTTTTTGCTTCATATATTATTGACTATAATAATAAGATAAAATATTTAGCCAAAAAATTATCTGTCTATTTTCTAAGTATTTCAATTTTATATTTTTAACAATGTCCCTAGTTTCATATGCATCATTATGGACAAATGACGATGATCCAAATAATACAACGAAAAAAAGAGTGGCGTCGCTCAGGAAAACTGTTAAAAAAAATCCAGTTCTTGTAAAACCAGACGATGAACCACAGGAATATAATGTCCAAGATTCGACGCCTAATTTGGATGAGGTGTCAGAGTTTTCGAAAGAAACTACACATCATAACGATAGATTAAATCAAATCGTGAATAAATTAACCAATCTTTCGCATGAGAATGACGGAAATGGTCTGGCGAATTTCACACCTCTTCCGAATCCGATTATAAATAAAAAAACAGATGTTGAAAATGATAAAAATGTAAACGGAAAACCGGCAGATATTCCATTATCTTATCAACAAAATTCCATGCAAATACCTCCTCCTGTTTTAAGAAGGGGATCTGAGTCTACCAATTTTATATCAAACCTTCCCAATTTAGGAAATGTATATAGCAGTTATCAAAAAAGTTATGAACCTCCGATTCAGAGGCCGTACATAACAAACGTATCTCAACAAGGGCAGCCCATTATCAATAATGATAAATTTATGGAGAAAATAAATTACATGATTCATCTCTTGGAACAACAGCATAATGAGAAGACGAGTAACGTTATGGAAGAATTTATTTTATATACGTTTTTAGGTGTCTTCATTATTTTTATTGTTGACTCTTTTGCTCGGGCAGGGAAGTATACCCGATAAAGGGAACCTACGGTTCCCTTTAAATCCCTCCCTTTATTATTCATTCCTTTTAACTTTACAAAAAATTAAATTTTGATAATTTTAATTTTTCATATCCAATTATTACACTTCCTCTTCTTTTTCATCCTCTTCATCTTCCTCCTCTTCCTCTTCCTCTTCCTCTTCCTCTTCCTCTTCCTCTTCCTCTTCATCTTCTTCTTCCTCTTCCTCTTCTTCATCTTCTTCCTCTTCTAATTCTACTCCATCTTCCCATTTCGTAATTACATCACCATTGCAGTTGGACAATTCTCCGTTTTTTATTTCTCCACTCGAATCCCAATCACCTTCAAATCTAGTTCTATCTTTGTAATATAATATCCCTTCCCCTTTTATCCAATATATAGTACCATGAAATTCACCTTTTCCTCCATAACTATCTTTAACCGTCCACCCGTCTACATACTGAGTCTCCATATTTTCTTCAATGGATACAATTTCACATTGTTTTTCCAAAAGTTGTTTGGTCAAATCAGCGATTTTTGTCTCAAGATCCTTGATCTTATTCTTCGCATCGGTCAATTCCAGTTCCATGATTCTAGTTTCTTTCCAAAATATAATAAATTGTGGAATTCAATTTTTATTAACTAGATTATGGCGACTTTATTCGCTTGAAATGGCATCCCCGGTATAACCATATTATACGCATAATACGCCGCCTTATTTTCAAACACCGGTGTATATTTCCACCGCCATTTATCCAAGATCTTTGAATTATGACTCAAGTTATTAAACATTATCATTTTGTATTTTGTTTGTAAATTCAAAATGCCGCGTAATGAATTCAAAAATCCAGAAAAGAAAAGTCCATCCATTTCTGTATTGGAAACGGAAAAAACGCACTCCAATAAATTCCCATTCTCTACATCTTCATAATTGATTTTTGCATCTTTGAAAATATAGAGTCCATAAATGTGTTCGGCATTTTGTAAGACATAAGCATACATGTTGTCCGAAATAAGCATTGCGTTTATAGATCCCATTTCTGGAATACATAATAACGAAAACGGCGACTGGATTTGTCCATCGCCAATAATCCGTTTTGGATGTGTGATCCCATATAAAAAATCGGAAAACACTCCAACATTTTCATGTAATATTCTTGTAACCGTGAATTTGGGCGGCAATGGTGGAAGTTTCACATTTCGCAAATAAAAAACAAAGGTTTTAAATTCTACTAGAGGAACAACACCATCACATAGAGATCCTTCTTTTTTGAATATAGTTCCAAGAATTTCTGGATTTTTAATACGTTGATTATATTCAGCGGTTTGAATCAAATTTCGCGAAATGTTCTTTTTAACATAGTCTCGATGCACACATAAGTAATCCCAACTATAAATCGCGTGTTCTAATATTTGACCATTCGTGTTTATAAATAGTCGAGTTGGTTTGTTTAAAATACAATCCATTGGTAAAGGTTTTTCTAAGATATTAGTTAATCCACTCGCATCATATTCAATAGAAAAATCACTTTCGTTATAAAACGTAACATAACTTGGAGCACTATGTCCCGTCATCGCAGCATTCAATCCAGATATATCCATCGTTACAATGACTCGATCTGATGGAATATAGTAACATTGAATCAGGTCCACTGTTTTTTTAATGGACTCATCGTTCATTTCGGAGTAAGGAATAGTTAGGCAACGTTTTGGGTCGCAAAATTTGGTTTTAATCGAAAACCCGTTTTGAATATAAAAGAAAGTAACAGAAAATCTCCGCCAAAAATCATAGCTATGGAATACGGGCTGTGCGGACCAAAATGGATACTGTATTTTGATAAACGCGAAAATTCCTAGTATTAAAAAAAGGACTACCCCGTAAATATATTCATACATTACATTATTAATGTATAAATTTTTTATTGTTATAACGTTTTATGTAGGTCGTTCCAAGATATAGATATATTGATTTTCATCCCCCAATTCTTTATATGTAGCATACCCTTTCACTAAAAACCCGGCATTTGCTGCCAATATTAGTATATCTTTTGTTTCGTCCATATATAACCTGAATTCGTTCTGTCTTATATTTTTTGTCAATCCGTCGGTAAAGGTCTCTTTTAAAATTACCTGAGAATTATTGAAATCGTAAGTCGCTTTATATTCAAAATCGATAAAATCTATAATGGTATCTTTAATTCGTTTTTTGGTGTAACTTTGTGGGTTAGAAAGTAGAGACGGTTTTCCACCAGGAATAATAGTATCAAATTTTGTACGATCCACTAGATGAAGAACTAAATAACCTCCGGATTTTAACCAGAAATAACTATTATTAAAAAACTCGCGTTTATTGTCAAATTCATATATCGTTAGTCCCATGCATAAAATGTGTGTGAATGTGTTTGATTCATATATCATAGGCTCTTTTATATCACCACATTTGACATTAATGTCTGGATGTTTTTTCCCCGATTTGTCCACCATAGATCTCGATTTATCTATTCCAAAAACCATATGTCCACGTGAATGCAAAGAAGATACTAGATCACCCGTCCCACTTCCAATATCCAAGAATACACTTTTTTTATCGGGCTGTGTCATCTCTATTATTTTTAAAATTTCGTAATCAACTCTTTTTTTCGGAACCATTATGCTATCATAAATTTGCACATAAAAATCATCGTATTTATCATCTTGGAATTTCGAAACAAATTTAGAGTCTTGAGAAAATCCTTCATAAAATGGTGCAAGGTTTTGCTTCTTAAAAAAATAAATTACGATAAGTATAATTCCAAGAATAGATAAAAGATTCAACCAATATTTTTTGGGGTTTTTCGAAATAAAAAGGGAAGATATATTCATACTACTATAAGAGAATATATTTTACAATAGTGTTTTAAAGTGTGCCACTCTTTCTTGGAAATCTTCATGTTGACCGAAAAATCTGTAGAGATTATCATAAAACGGAATGGGTGAAATGTTTTTTCCGTGAAAATTTGCAGCTTGAAACAATTCTTCTTGGACACCCCATCTTTCTATTGGATTGTTATCTAAAACCATTTTGCAATACATTTCCAAATGCCATACATTCGAAGGTATCTGAAAATTTGAAGTGGGACTCAATAGAGTCAATAAAAAATCGATAGAAGCTAAATAGGTTCCATCATTATAGCTCCATATTCCATCTTTTTTAAAATCTCTCGAATCGAACTTGTTAAAAATAATTCCATCATGGTATAGTTTACTCATGGGTAATCGATTTTTACTGGGATATCCTTCTTTGCTGAAAATATGTAAAAACGTCATGTCCAAATTATTTCTATAAAAATCGACTATTGTTTTTACTTTTTCGATATTGTTATTGATATATAATCCATATTGATCGTCTTGTATCAATAAAATATCAGTGAACCCTTCGGTCTTCATTGTAGTTAACTGAGTCATAATACTATCGTAATAAGAAATTCCGTCATATTCTCTAAAAATAACAGGGGTTTCGTATATATTAGATAAAATTTCTTTTGCCGTTTCTTTAAATTCGGGCGGACTGTTATGAAAAGTGAATGATATTTCGTCAATACAATTTCTCAATGCGGTGCCTACTCTATCATAAGCTATGCAATTTATTTCTAAAAGTCTGGAATCTCCATATGTTTGACTAATACATCCAATTTTTCTCATTTTTGTTATATGGGTTTATAATATAACAAAAAAATCTACGAAAAATTAGTTATTTACCATATTTCTTAATTGTGTTCTAGTGTAATTATGGAAATTATCTTTTCCAATATTAGGGCAGGCCAATACATTAGGATGCACGGTAGTTCTATCAATGTGTAATCCTTGTTCAAATAAAAGTGGGTAGGGTTGTTCCTCGGGTCTAGACACAACAGTAACTTTATATAAGTCGCTTTCTTTCGAGGGAATGTATTCACCCAAATCGGCACCTTTTTGTAATGCAAAAAACTGATTTCTTAAAGACGATTCAACATTCACATTATTGACAAAACCATTCACCGGACCAGATGCCATAACCGGAGGTGTAAAATTAGTTTCCAGACTATAATCATAGTTAGATTCAATGGGAACTTTTGCAGGCATTCTTTTATCCATCATAGGAAAAAGAGAATATTTGGTTGAAACCGGACGTGTTTCAAAATTCGGAGGTAAAGTGTGATCTGGATGAAACCGATCAAAAATTCTATCATTCAATTCATCAACACGGCAATTTTGACCATAAAAAACACCTTCTACAACACCAACCATGGGTTTTGTTGAATCCACATATTCCATTTTATAAAGTATATAGTAACTATATAAAAAACCTCGTTACGCAAAATAATTGCTAAAGTGTTTGACGCAGTTCATATTTTACAAACGACATAAAGATTTCGCATGATATAAATCAGTTGTCATATGGTAAAAATTTGTTCTGATCTCTATCCTTCCAATTCAAAATACGAAGAATATTTTGAATTGTATTCTTATCCATTGAGTGATTTCCAGAAGTATGCCATAGAGGCAATTGTTGAGGGGAATCATGTTTTGGTAACCGCACATACAGGATCTGGTAAGACATTGCCAGCTGAGTTCGCCATAAAACATTTCACGAATTCTGGAAAAAAAGTCATCTATACAAGTCCAATTAAAGCTCTGTCAAATCAAAAATACTATGAGTTTACGAGAAAATATCCAGAAATATCATTTGGTTTAATGACTGGAGATATCAAGACGAATCCCGATGCCGACGTTTTGATTATGACTACAGAGATCTTGATGAATTCTCTTTTTTTGTTGTCAGATGGCGAATCGAAATCTCAAAATCTGTCATTCAATATCGATATCAATAAAGATTTGGCTTGTGTTATATTCGATGAGGTACATTATATCAATGATGCGGATCGTGGACAAACATGGGAAAAAACGATTCTGATGTTACCGAGACATATTCAAATGGTTATGTTATCCGCCACGATCGATGCTCCCGAGAGGTTTGCAAAATGGTGTGAACGCGATGATCCATCAAAAGAAGTTTACCTGGCATCTACTTCTAAACGCGTAGTTCCTCTTAGTCATTATGGTTATTTGGTATCAACCGAAGGTTTTATAAAAGGGCTAAAAGATAAGACGTTGGAAAAATCTGTACGTGATTCCACGAAACAACTAATCATGCTACAAAATGATAAGGGTGAGTTTTTAGAACCGGGTTATAAGACACTGAAAAATACGACTGATCTATTTGATAAGAGACAGCAACATATTAAACGTAAGCATGTTCTCAATGATTTGGCATTGTTCTTGAGAGATAGAGAAATGTTACCCGCGATAGGTTTTGTCTTTTCGCGAAAACAAGTTGAAATGTGTGCACAAGAGATTACTGTTCCACTTTTGGAAGATGATAGTAAGGTGGGTTATACGGTTCGTAGAGAATGCGAACAGATTATTCGTAAGTTCACAAATTATCAAGAGTATTTGGAACTACCTGAATATAATAACTTGGTATCGCTTTTGGAAAAGGGTATCGGAATTCATCATAGTGGTATGATTCCTGTTTTGCGTGAAATCGTAGAACTCATGATCTCGAAAAAGTATATCAAGTTGCTTTTTGCCACTGAATCTTTTGCTATTGGACTGGATTGTCCCATTAAGACGGCGATCTTTACCGGACTCATGAAATTCGATGGTTCCACAGAACGATATTTGATGTCACATGAATATACCCAGATGGCAGGTAGAGCGGGGAGACGCGGCATTGACACAATTGGTTATGTAGTTCATTGTAATAATTTGTTCCAGTTGCCTTCGAAAACGGATTATTGTGATATGTTGGGGGGAAAACCACAAGAATTGGTTTCTAAATTCAGGATATCTTATTCTCTTATTTTGAATTTGCTGAAGAATGGTAAGAGTAAGACGCGAGATTTTGTCGATTTCGTGAATAATAGTATGGTTCATGGCGAGATATCAGACGCTATAAAAAAACAAAAGTATACCATTGTGGAAGCAGAGTCAAATGTCAAGATCTTAGAAATATCAGCATCAAATCTACAAACGCCGATGGAAATATGCGAAAAATATTTGCATGCTTCTACAAATTTGAAAACGGTTGTGAACAAAAAACGTAAGGAAATGGAAAAAACGCTTTCGGAAATCGAATTTCAGTATCGATTTATTAAATCAGATTCAACACAACTTAACTCGTTTTATGTAGCAAAAGCCGATTACGAGGTTGAAGTGAGTTATTTAGTGACTTTGGAAAATCATATTGGTAGTGAGGTGAATAAGTTATTGATGGTTCTGTTGGAGCAAGGTTTTGTTCAAATAACGGATGATTCTTATAGTCTTACAGAAAAAGGCAAGATTGCATCAGGAATTGCAGAAATTCATCCTCTGGTAACAGCTGGATTGTTCGAACAATGGGCTTGGTTCAATGAATTTTCCGTTGAACAACTGATCGGACTTTTGGCAGTCTATACTGATGTAAAGATTGATGAAGATTCGAAATCCTGGCAAATAAAGACCGATGACACTTTTCTAAACTCACGTCTCAATAAAGTTATTAAGGAGTATTTGTTTTATGAGAATATGGAAGATGATCATGGATTAAAGACGGGAATCAATTATAGAACTGCGTTAAATTATGATATGCCGGAATTATTGATGGAATGGATTAACAGTGATTCACAAGAAGACTGTAAATGGTTTATTCAAACACGGCTTTATGAGAAAGGAATATCGATTGGCGATTTTACGAAAGCGGTTATGAAGATTAGTACGATCGCGAAGGAATGGTCCAATATTTCAGAACAGTTTTCTCAGATAGAACTTTTACATAAGTTGGGAAAGATCGATGGAAAGATTTTGAAATATGTGACAACAATGCAAAGTTTGTACGTTTGAATTCAATAAAACGTTTAGCAAAAAATATAGTTGTAATATATAAATGTCCGCGTCGATTAATAAATCTAGTGTTAGATATCAAAATGTAATAGGATCTGTAACTAACTACGGCATCTTAGCTCAAACGGGTATTACTGCAGGTGGATTTACTATTACGGTAAACAGTGGTGTATATGGAAATGCTGGTGGGGATGCTCAAATAACAGGTACATATTCGGGGACGAAAAATAACACCAATATTCCAAATGCAAACTCAGATTTGACAAATCTAGTAAATGATATTAATGCACTAACCGGACCAACTGTGGTTACATACAATGGCGGAACACAAACATTTTTACCATCGAATCCTACAACGGGAACAGGTAGTTTATATTCTTCAGATGCGGCTACGTCAATAGTTAATACCGGTTCTACATTGACATTTAATGCTCAAAATAACCCGAATTCACAATTTTTTATATTATCAGATGCGTCTATAACATTTTCGAACACAACTTTTGTTCTTCAGAATGGAGCATTATCCGCAAATATATTTTTTGTTGCATCAACTGCTATTACGTTTGCTACTACATCGCCCATCCAAGGAACGTTTATTGCTGGATCGCAAGTGACACTTGATTCTGCGTCAACTGTATTAAATGGCCATATTTTAGCTCAAGGAACAGATGTGACGTTCGCTGCAAACTCAACTGTAAATACATCAACGGTTTGTTACTTGAAAGGAACCAAGGTGCTAACCGATAAAGGGTATATTGCGGTTGAAAATTTATCGGTTGGCGACAAGGTGGTTGTAGGAGGAAGTATTTTAAATAATTCTAAGTTTGAGAAACATAATAATTCTAAAACGAGGTCTATTCTTTGGACTGGAAATTTTAAACCTTCTGAATTAAATCAACACTCATTTCCCGTTTGTATTAAGGCTGGTTCGATTGGTGATAATGTTCCATTTGAAGATTTATATGTTTCTCCTGGACATCGTCTCATAGTGGATGGTGCATTTGTATTAGCAAAAGATTTGGTAAATGGTAGCACCGTGTTTCAAGTTGATTCTCTTGACTCGGTTGAATATTATCATTTTGAATTGGAATCGCATTCTGCCGTTTTGGCGAATGGTGTTTTATCGGAATCGTATTTTGACACCGATCCTACCCATCGTTTGATATTCGATAACCAAAAATATTAATTCCGTTTTTCCTAGTTTTTAATCTCGAATTTTTGACACATTTTACATAGTTTTTATCAGATAAACACATAGGACATTGACAATCGAGTTTAAGGGAACCTTTTGCTACGCTAAGGTTCTTCCGTGAAGCTTACGCCTTCGGGTAAGATCCCTCCCTTTTTCTGTTTTGTTTTACGTCGTTTTAGTCTCGAGGTTTTTACACATTTCACATAATTTTTACCATATAAACACATGGGACACTGACAATCGAGCTGTTTTGAATATGTTTTTCTAGCCGTCAAACAATTCTTTCTATTCTTAAGAGTTGTTCGTTTACAGTTTGGATTCATTTATTATATACGAATAAATGAATAATTATAATAAACCTGAAAAATTTATATGTTTATATGAACGTAATTGTACATAATAACACGAGTAATATTCCAGATAATAACGGCTATAAAAAGAGAAAGAACAATATTAGAAAATGTTTCTACAGAAAAATGCTCAACAACAATATAACCTAAAAAAAGTGGTAAACAAAAGTTCATCAAAATGTGGTTTAATAAAGAACTTCCACTTGAGGATGGAAGCAGTATATTGAATTTCATTTTTGATTTCATTTACTATATAAGAATAAATAATTTACCTTGATTCATATTGATAGTTTTAGTGAGAGGAGGGATCTTAAGGGAACCTAGGTTCGCTTTATGTAGTGATATCCCACAAAATTCCATAACAAAATATTAACTACACTTCCCACCAAGAAACCATTTCCAGCGGAGATAAGAGTTTTCCCTAAAAGATAGTAAAATGCCACGGGCATTAGAACGCAGGCCAAAATGGCATAAAACACCATAACCATAGCGAATTTGTTCAAAGGGAAAGACGATGCCATCCTATATTATATCAAAACATTAAATCTTACATAATGTTGCTATTCAAACGTCCGGGTAATTTATGTCCGAAAAGCATCATGTAAACAAGAATTAATGCTGCAATCAAAATACTACGATCAACCGCCATCGCCATAGGTTGCTTCAATAAATAACGCATAAGAACGTATAACAAAAGACCGATTATCAAAGCGTGTCCAGCCATGCTAATTCCAGACTCTGACATGATTTATACTATATCGAAACATTTTATTAGCTAATGATTTTTGTAAAATAAGCCCATAAGCCTAATCCCACAAAACATTTGGCGGTTAAATCCAAAAGGTTCATTGCTATGTTTTTATAATCTTCACTGAGCATATAGACTAAACCATACATTGACCAAAGGATTAAATAAATTCCAAATAGCACATAATTTGCAAACACATACTTCGGTCTTACAAATGTAATGAAAATAAAGGCAAACATTAAAAAGAAGGGAACAAATCCGCCAATCATCGCAGTTAAACGCGTAAGTTTACCTTCTTCTCCTAAATATCCAGTATAGAGCATCGCATAATTAAGAATAAGGATAATTCCTATCGTGGGCAAATGAACAGGAACGTTCGTATGACTTCCAAGAACAAAACATAATGCTAAAAGCATAAGCGGGGTGGTTATAGACCAATCGATATAACGTGTTTTCGAAATGTCGGACCAGTCAATGGGTTTCGATTCTTCACTAAATTTATCAATTTGAGATGAAAAAACGGAGTAAAAATATCCAGCTATCACTGATATTGCCGTTTCTAAATTTAGAACGTGACGAACCTTGGGATCTTTTGTACGCATTGCTTCAATAAAGGTAATTGTTCCGGTGGTTAATAACAAAATGTAGGTTATTACAAATGAAAATTTTACGTAATGTTGAACCGGTCGTTTTTTTGCTTCATCTTTTTCTTTTTTCTCTACTATTCCAATAAGAGGTTCTTGTCCGGTCATTATATATATTAATGTTAATATATATAATGCATATAATTTTTTACAGCGGAAACATACTTTACGCCGTTAATAAATTGTCGTAAAAAATGCCTAAAAATATATGGTCAAAATATATATGCTTAATGAACTACAATAACTTCTTTCTGGTTGGATCAAGCTGTTTTTTCTTAATTCCGGTGATTTATTTTTTAGTCCAACTTAGGTTCTCGAATATTATGGAAATTGTTTTGGCATCACTTTTATTATTAAATTTGAGTTTTTCTATAGCATTTTGGTGTGACGCAATAAATGGTGGAACAATGCATATTATAGATGCAATTTTCGGGAGGATCTCCGTTGTTTTGTTCTCCGTGTATATCTTTTTTATAAAAGTGTGTCCCCTTCACGTAAAAATGATGTTTTTTAATATGTTTATTTCTACTTTTATATTATTTTATTTTAGTAGTTATTACTCGGCGATGGATTGGATATCGAATTTTCATGTGATGTGTCATTTTGCGTTTCATATATTTATAGGGGTTGGATGTCTAATTGCGTTTTTGTAGGTTAAAAGCGAGGGATCTTAAGGGAATGATCTCA